TGCGACGCGTTCGGCCATACCAATCGGGGCGGCGGGGCGTAGCCCCCGCCGTCCGGGAGGAGAGAGAAAGACCGGGATCAAGCCGGGGGCGGCGTCTCTGGCCGCCGCCCCCGGACGCCAAGAACAGCAGTCAGGCCAGGACGTCCAGGCGGGAGCCGCGCGGGACCAGGTTGGTGTTGAACTCGCCGCCGGGCCCGAGGGTGACCAGCGGCCGGACCCGGCCGGAGCCCGCGGGCGGAAGGCGTTCCGGTTCCTGGCGGGCTCGCCCGATGCGGGCCAACCGCCGCGTGAGCCCGAGCGTGCGGGCCCGCAGGTAGGTGGCGGTCCACGCGGCCCGGCGCACCCGCGGGTCGGGCGAGTTGCGGCACGCGGCCTCGATGCGTCCGAGGCGCAGACTGACCAGTGCAAGATCCGAGTCGATCGACGACTCGCCATCGAGGCGGCTCATGGGTTGGGCTCCTGTCCGGAGGCGTTCACGCCGACGCCGGAGACGGCGTCCCGAAGGTGGGTGTACTTGGCAATCGCCTGGGAGATGATCTCGCTGCGTTCTTCGCCGGCCGCAAAGTTGAGTGGCATCACGACGGCGACTCCGTCGGAGGCGACGATGACCGCCGGCTTTGTGTTCCCGCGATGCAGGAAGATGACAGTCCCGCCCGCGTAGTTGGGATCGCCCGAGATTGCGGAGAACGCGGCACCGAACAGGGTCAGGTTGACCGAGACCGGCACGTACTCGTCCGGATTGGAGATGACCTCAGGGGGCGGCATCACCCTGCCGACCGGCGGCACGGGTGGATCGGCCTGATCAAGTTCGATGACGGGATAGCGAGCAACCCCGCCGTCGCGCTTGCGAACCCAGGTGCCCTCCTTGGACAGGTGAAGCACGCGCTGATCATCATCGTCCTTGAACTTCGGCCAGGCGTGGCGGTGAACCACGTGAGCGGGCACGTCCTGGGACCACGGATGTTCCGGGGTGCGGATCGTTGAGATCGTGAGCGCCCTTGCGTCAGTCGCCACGCAGAGCGTCACCTCCGCATCGGCCGGATCCGGCATGACCAGAACGCCATCGACGATGTACTTGGCCATGCCCCGGCCGCAGCACGCGGGCACGTCGATGTGCGGCACCCGCACCGCGACCGATGGCGAGGTGCAGCACTCGGGAGCGGAGAGATCAAGCTTCATGTGCGACCTCCCATCCTGCCGCGGCGATTGGCCTCGGAGAACTCGACGTTGGCGGGGCTGGGCTGACTCGGTGTCGGCGGCGTTGGGCTGCCCGCCGCGATCGCCTCGGCGGGCTGCGGGAGAGCCGACTCACGCCCAAGCCGGTAGATGTTGGCGGCCTCGTGCGCTCGCACCTTCACAGAGATCCACGCGTCTCGCCCGCCGCCGCACGAGCAATCCAGGCCAGGCCCCTTCACGCGGAACATGGTGCCAAGCGGACCGCCGGCGAGCCTGCTCACCACGTACGGAGCGATGCGGGCGTTGAGGGTCTGGATGTCGGCGTCGGTGCCGGACTCACGCAGTGACAACGGCTTCTTCGGGGCGCGGGTGCTCAAGAGACACCTCCCGCGACCAGCTCGCGTCCGTCGCACTGCGTCGGGCTCTTGTCGTCGCGCCATCGGAGCAATCGCGGGTTCCGCAGCCGCCCGTGCTTGGTCGGGCCATCGTGGGCGATCTCGACGACGCGGCCAACCAGCGTGTCGCGGTCCTGGGAGCGGTCGGCGGGCGTGAGGCCCGCGGAGACCTTGCAGAGCTCATCGCGCCCGAACGGCGCGCATCGCAGCGCCGCGACCATTCCGCTAAACGATCGTGACGCGCTGGTGGTGACCCCGATGACGACCAGGTCGCAGGTGCGGACGGGCTTGATCTTGTACCAGCCCGTGTGATAGTCGGTCTTGGCCACGTACCCCTCGAGCTTGTGGAGCGCAGCCTCGCGGCGCAGGCTGTCGAGGTACTCCTCCGAGAGGGGGCGCGTGGGAAGATTCGAGTGCGGGTGGGCCCGCTCGGTGACGACCACCGGCCATCCGCGCTCGCGGAGTGTGGCGGCGGCCTCGACCGGGTTGCGGCCCCGCAGGTCGACGCCTCCCAGGACCATCAGGCAGAAGGGGGAGAGCTGCAGGCGTGCATCGCCGGCCAGCAGCATCGGCAGGACGTCGGTCGCCGGCGCCCCTGGGGCGTGCATCTCGCAGTCCATCAGCGTGAGCCGGGGCAGATCCCGCAGTCGCGGTCCGATGGTGGGGAGCGTCAGCAGTGCCTCGGCGTAGTCCTCGGCTCCGGTCTTGGAGAGGCAGTTGACGTGCCCGGCGTCATTGATCCGCACGCGGACGCGGTACCCGTCGAGCTTGGGCTGGATCCACCGCACCGGCTGCCCGCGGTACTCGTCGACCACCACGGGCGGGATGTCCAGAATCGAGTTGGCGTCAACTACGCCGCCGTCTGTCTTTGCGACCGTCATAGCCGCTGCTCCTGCGGAGCATGCGGGCGACGATGTCGAGCAGATCGGCCAGGTCTTCTAGCCCTTGGTCGTTATGAGCCTCGAAATGCCGATTTCGGGGCTCGTAACGGCCGGGCTCAATCCCCGCACCGTCGCCCGGCTTTGTCGCCGGACCGCACGCTCCGTCATGACCGACGCCGCCAGCAAGCTCCGCCCTCACCGGATCTCGTTGGCACTTCGACCTGGAGGCAAGGGCAGAGTTTGTAGGCGGGCCGGTCGTAACGGGATCGGTCGAAGTGCCGGCCACATCTTGGGCACCCCTCGGGCCACTTGTCAAGTCAAGGGGAGAGTTATCCACATTTGCCCGGTTCTCGGGGTCCTGTGGGGGCCACAGCCGGGGCATGCCGGCCAGGGCCTGAGCCTGGGCTTCAAGCGTCGGGTCAAAGTACCGATCGTCCACGCCGATGACGTGACGCATGAGGAAGTTCACCATCTTCGGCTCGACGCCGGCGGCAGGCAGTTGCGTCTCGAAGTACTTGCGGGCGCTGTGAGGAGAGATCGCACGATCCCGGTAGTCCAGCGCCGCGACGCCGGCTCGATCGCGATCACTCCGAAACGAATGGCTCGAGGGCACGACGGGAAAGATCCTGTCATCGGGTCCGAGCGGCGGCTCGCCGTTGGCGGCACGCAGCGCCTCGAGCGTGCGGATGTGCGCTCGCAGCAGCCCGGCCAGCTCCTGGGTGATCGCGATGTATCGACGCTTGTGATTCTTCTGGACCTCGCGGGACCAGGCGATGTGCGGCACCGGGTGCTCGCCGCGCACCCGCACGTCCTTGAGCAGCCACTGCGACGGCTCGTTCAGTCTCGCGCCCGCGGCAAAGAGACACATCCAGTACAGGGCCCTGTTGCCGCCGGGCCGTGAACTTCTGGCGTCGGTTCGATCGCGCAGCCATGCCGCGAAGATGATCCGCCTGGCCTCGTCAAGCGTCGCGGCCCGAGCGCCGTCGCCCGAATCGTCCTCCGCACGGATCGACGCCTTCAACGGATCTTCGGCCAGCTCCTGCATCAGCTCGCAGTACCGCGTGAGCCCGCGGAAGATCTGCATGTTGCGGTTGTACGTGGAGCCCTTCCACTTCAGGTCGAGCCGCCGCCCCTCGAGCCAGCCGGTGAGGTTGGCCGCGGTGAGGTCCGCGGCGGTGGTCCAGCCGCACTCGCGGATGGCGCGCTCGACCACCTCGCGGTACGCCTGGATGCTCCGCGGCTTCTTCCCGCGGGCACGCATGTTGTCGAGCCATCGCCCGACCAATTGGTTGAGCGGGGAGTGCGATGAGACAATGCGGCCAGCCACGCCTTCAGGGCGCTGGTTTGCCGCGGTTGCCCCGGAAGTGCCGGCGGGGACCGCGTTCATGCTGGACATTCCAGCAAAACCACCGGGCCGGGGCAAGCTCAAAGACAGGGATAGGTCGCCCGACTCGAGTTCCCGGACCTCGATGACGACACGCAGCAACCCCGCAAATGAGGGTGGGCGATCGTCCTCGTGACTGTCCCCGACAAGCCGAAGCATGATGCGCCCGAGTCATCCGGGCACCACGTTCTAATCTCCTGGTTGTTCTCATCCGATGCTCACCACTGAACTTCTTGCCCATCGGGCAACGCCGAAGCAACCTCCGTCGCCAGTCACCTGATACGACTGCCATGGCACCCGACCGACTTGCCCAGCTCGTGCTCCGCGAGGCCAACGCACAAGGACTGTCGCTCACTCGGCTCGCTCGTAAGGCGGGGCTCCACACCTCAACCCTGAGCCGCTGGGTAAACGGGCAGCGCTCGATCCGAGTCGATCGGGCCCTCAAGGTCATCGATGTGCTGGGCCTCGAGCTCGCGGCGCACAGCACCAATGCCAAATCGCAACGGACGTCCCAAAGCCGCAGGACGCGGCACCCGTTCGCCTGAGTCCGCCACGGCTCACATCGCAGAGGGGATCCGCCCCCTGGCCAGGCCCATCAAGGACCTGATCCCGGATCCATTCAACCGCCGGCTGCACGACGAGGCCTCGATCGCCAGGCTGAGCATCGTGCTCAAGCGGTTCGGCCAACAGACGCCGATCGTCGTCGACGCGGACAAGGTTGTGCGGAAGGGCAACGCCACGCTCGCCGCCGCCAAGCTCCTCGGATGGACCCAGCTGGCCCAGGTGACCACGGCGCTGAAAGACGCCGACGTCGTGGACTACTCGATCGCCGACAACCGCGCCGGCGAGTTCTCGCGTTGGGATCCGGATCTCCTGCGTCAGCACTTCGCCTCGATGCCCGAGGACGCCATGCAGTCGTGCGGCTTCACGCGTGACGAGCTCAGACTGTTGACCAGGGCCGAAGAGCCGACCGTCGTCCAGGACCTCGCGCCGGAACCACTGCCCGTTGCCGTCACCCAGCGGGGCGACGTCTGGCAGCTCGGGGCCCACCGGATCATGTGCGGCGAGTCCACCGTCGCCGGCGACGTCGCCGTCCTGATGGGCAAGCACAAGGCCGCGCTCTGTGCGACAGATCCGCCCTACCTGGTGGACTACACGGGTGAGCGCGTCGGCGGCACGGGCAAGGACTGGTCCGACAGCTATCGAGAGATCGAGATCACCGACGCCCCGGGCTTCTTCACGGCGCTGTATCGCAACGTCCTGGCCTACACCGATGACCATGCAGCGCTCTACTGCTGGCACGCTCACAAGCGTGTCGCCGACATCATCGCGGTGTGGCGTCAGCTCGGGATCCTCGATCACCAGCAGATCATCTGGGTGAAGCCGACCTCCGTCTTCGGCAGCGTCTTCTACCACTTCCGTCATGAGCCATGCCTGATGGGATGGCGGGAGGGGTCCAAGCCGCGGCACGATGGCGACCATTCGATCAACTCGGTGTGGACCGACGGGCAGGGCGCCGTCGATCTGGCCGGGCTCTCGCGTGAGGACCTGGTCCGTCTGATCAAGGACCTCTCCGACGTCTGGGAGATCGACTTCGATGGCAAGGCCCGCAACGTTGGCAACGAGCACCCCACCCAGAAGCCGGTCGAGATCTTCGCCAAGCCGATCCGCAAGCACACCTCTCCGGGCGACCTGGTCCTCGAGCCATTCAGCGGCAGCGGGACACAGATCATCGCGGCCGAGCAGCTCGGGCGGCGCTGCTACGCCATGGAGGTTGCGCCGGTCTTCGTCGACGTGGCGGTCCGCCGATGGCAGAAGTTCACCGCGCGGGAAGCCGTCCTCGAGCAGAGCGGCAAGACCTGGGCCAAGATGGCCAAGGTTCGGAAGGTCGAGGTGCCGGCGTGAGCAAGCCACGCGCCCCACTCTTCGACGCACCCGGGCAACCGCTCAAGCCTGAACCGCCCGTGTACCTGGATCCCGCATCGCGGGCCGCCTGGACGACGCTCTACCCCAAGATCTCCGCCCGGCGCGTGATCCCGGCGGAGCAGGAGCCGATCTTCGCGCGCTACTGCATGCTCTGGGCCCGCTGGATGGAGCTGGCCAGGCTGCTCCCACAGACGGGCTGGGTGTACCGGATGGGGCCATCGCGCCCCGGCCAGGTCCGCGTCATCGAGCTCCCGCAATCCCGCGAGATGCGATCGCTCTGCGGGCTGCTCCTCGAGCTGGAGCGGCAACTCGGGATCGCCACCTAAGCCCCCACCGCCGCGACGCCGCCTCGGACTCGATTGTCCGGGCGGCCGCGGCACGCCCGCGCGTTGTCAACCAAGTTCTGAGCCCCAAAACGCACGCAAAATGCGACCGTGCCGGTCCTGCAAACCTTTTCGCTTCAGGGGAAGGACCCAACCGGGGGGGGCTGGCAGGCCCGCCATCGGCCCTGTGGGCACTCCTCGGATGCTACGGCGGTCTTCGCCGGGATCAAGCACCCGCACGTCCTGACGTCACCAGCCGCCTCAGGCGGGCTCTCCTCCAGAGCCGGCCCGCAGTACTCCGCGCCCGCGCAGCTCGTGCGGAACGGACAAACCGCGCATTCACCCCGCCGGATCGCGACGATCTCGTCCGGCGCAACGTCTCCCCGCGACAAAGCAAGCACGTACCGCCCCGCCCCGCGCGCCGCCAGCCACCAATGCTCGCGTCTGACGCGCCGCTGCGCGACAAGTTGGCCGAGCGTGGCCCCGCCCGCGACAAGCGAGCGAGCGATCTGCACCAGTGCGACGTCCGGCATGGCCGCCTCCTGGCTCGTGCCCGCTGACTCTCGGCTTCTGCGCCCGCGCTTCACGCCCCGCACCCTCGCATGCGCATGCAACATCGCCCGGGCCGAAGCCCGGGCTCGTGCGTCAGGCGTACGCGGGAATCAGGTCGGCGTTGCCGACGAGCTCGGGCGCGTTGGTCCACGTCACGGTGATACCGCTGGGCGGGCGGATGACGCGGGCGTTGGCCCAGATCTTGTTTGCCGCCCCGCCGATGGTGATGCTCTTCTGCAGCTTGCTGAAGTCGAGCACGCCCCCGGGCCTCAGGTCGATCGACCCGGCGATATTGCCGCCCGCGTGCTCAAAGCGGCCCTGGATGAGCATGTCCCCGCCGATGGTGCACGCATCGTGCGAGGTCTGCACGATGGCGGCCGGCTCGATGCTCACGTTCCCGGAGACGGCCCGCTCGAGGAAGACCTTGAGGGTTCCGCAGGCCTGCACCGACACGACGGCCGGCCCGGTCTTCTTGGCCACCACCACTGCCCCACCGCTCCCCAGAATCGCCGAGACGGTCACCGTGTCGTCGATGACGCTCAGCGTTCCCGAGTCGATGATCGCCTTGGTGATCGTGCCGGTGCCGCTGTACTCGAGCGTGCCGGGCCCGGTCGGATTGCACAGCACCTTGCTGTGCGTGTCGTAGCCGGCGGCGCCGAAGCTCAGCCGGATCTTCATCGCCGGGCAGCGGTAGTTGACGACGCCCGCGCCGCTCGAGCATCCGAACTTCAGGGGCGTGGCGTTGGACCCGCTGAACCCGCCGATGAAGGCGACGCCGGCGAGGTTCTTGGCGGCGTACGCGTTCTCGTTGGCCGTGAACTGCGTGTTGTGGCGGCTGAAGACCAGAGAGTCGCCATCGGCAACGGCGGGCGTGCCGAGTGCGGCCGCCACGTCGGGAGAGTCGATGGTGTTGCTGTACGTCGCGGGCATGGGTGTCCTCCGGGCGGCGCTGCGCCGCCGTCACTGCGGGTCAAAGAGACGCGAGAGTTCATCGAGCGAGACGTCCTGCCAGACGGGCGTGCCGCCGCAGGATCCGCAACCGGTGCGAGACTTCGGGACGGTCAGAGAACCAGTCGGCGGAGTGCGTTGAACGGGCACGGCGATCGACGCGGGCGACGCGCTGGCGCGACGCACGGCCCGCCTGGCGTCATCCATCGCCCCCAGGTCCCGGAGCCCGCGGAGCGGAGCGCCGGTCCTGATGCCCAGGGCCCCCGGCCGCCCCTGGTTGGGATAGCACGCATCCTTGAGGCCGCAGCCGCCCTGACAGGCGAGCCTCCCGCGCGTCCACGTCACGCTCGAGGAGATCTGCCAGTCGAAGCGTTGCCGCCCGTCGCAAAAGTACTGCTTGGCGCGATAGCTGAACGCCTTGGTGTCCCCGGAGAGGTTGCTGAAGCCGGAGATTTCGACGCGGTCGCCGCCAGAGCCGCACAGATCGACGCTGCACAGCCCCGGGAACAGCGGCTGGGCCGCCGAGAACACGCCCAGCGAGTACTGGCAGGACGAGCAGTCGCCGACGCGGTCGAACTGCTGCCCGTTGGAATCGACGCACTGGATGGGGAACGTCCCGAACGCATCGCACGGCCCGGCCTTGGTGCAGGTGTAGCTCACGCCGCCGAGCAGATCGGTGAAGACCTCGTTGTACGCGACGGTGTTGCTCGACGTGGGCCCGAGCGCATCGCAGCAGTACATGCACGTCCACCCGTCGGCGATGGAGAACGTGATGCCGCCGGCAGGGCACGCAGGCTCGCCTGGCACGAAGCGCTTGAAGCACAGCGATCCGGACTGCGACTCATCGCAGCAGGAGAGGAGCGGATGGCTCGACTGGGGCCAGTCATCGAAGACGATGGCGTTGGGGAGAGCCGTCGACGGGCACTCCTGAAAGGTCTCCACGCTCAGCGGCCCGCCGCAGAAGTAGTACCCGTTCTGCTGGCTGGCGTCGACGCGGTCCAGGCACACCCACGCCTGGATGTTGCTGGCCGGATCGCAGGCCCGGGCCCGGGCGAAGATGGCGATGTTGGAGCACTGCGACTCTTCGCACGCGTCCGCGCACGAGAGGATCGTCGCACGCAGCGAGGGCGTCGCTTCGGCGGAGGTGTAGCGGCGATCGCCGGGGGCGTTCTGAAGGACGAAGCACGCATAGGCGGTGGGAAACTCGGCGCTGGAGGCGACCACGACGCGGTTGACGGCCGGGGGCGACGACTCACCGGGGCAGCGGTCGGAGACGCGGATGTAGACGTAGGGCGCGAACGAGGTGACCGAGCAGTTGCACACGCCCGCGCCGCCCTGGCAGGCGGTGGCAAGCCACCATTCGCCCGCGTCGCAGCAGTCGCCGCACGCGGCCGGATCGCCGACGAGCATGCGGGCGTCGCGGATGATCGGCCGCCCGTCGGGCCCGTACAGCAGCGCCATGAGCTGTCTCCCGCCCCCAACCCGCCCCCAACCCGCCCCGCAATCACGCCTCGAGCACGGATCGATCAGGACGCCGTGACGACGATGCGCACGCTGGCCGCCTCGGGCGTGACGCCCGTGCCATCGATGACCAGCTCGCGCACCCCGGCCAGGTCGTCCTCGGGGATGTGCAGCACGCGCGCCCCCGCGGCGGTGATGGACTTGGCGACGGCAAAATCACGGACGGGCGCGAGCGATGACGGGGCCGCGTGGCGGACATTGAGCGTGCGGGCCCAGGTCCCGACCTCCGGGTCGGCGTAGACGGCCAGGCCGCGCACGCCGGAGGGGATGGGCACGCGCACGCGCGCCGTGGTCTGGCTCAGGTCCAGGACGCCCTCGTGCAGCACGGCCGGGATGCTCATCGATTCTGCCTCCATCAGCGTCCCGTCTGACACGGCGACAGGCAAGGGCGCATCGGTCAGCAGCACCGGCGTGCCGAGCAGCCCCTCGGAAATGCCCAGCTCCAGCGCCGTGCGGGCGATGGCCAGGAGCGCCCCCCGCTGCTGCTCGGGCGTCGGCGGGGCGCACTCGGCGCGGTCGAACTCCTCGGTCAGGATCTCCAGCTCGCCGACGTCCTCGTTAGAGCCGTCAACGCCGCGGAGCAGGCGGGCCCAGGCGTCAACCTTGGCCGGGCGGATCTTCACGTCGCCGCCCGTGGCGGGGCGGTTGTACCGGGGGCGGAGCCCGGCGAACTCGGTGCCGTCGCCCCACAGCACCACGTCATACGTCACGTTGTCGGGCGTGTCGGGCGGGGGCGTCGCCGCGGGGTCTGTGGTGGTGACGCCCCCGGAGTGCACGGCCTTGATGCGCACGAAGCGGATTCTGGCGGCCAGCTGCGCCGCCAGGCGCGTCACGGCGGACCACTGCTGGCGTTCGACGGCGGTCCACAGGGCCGCGATGTGCTCGACGATGCCGTTGTGGTCCGAGCCCAGGAGCGCATCGCCCGGGGCCACGGTGCGGAGTTTCGTGGGCATGCCGCCTTCCTCCGCCCGGGAAAAACGGCGCTCGGGCTGCAACCCGAGCGCCGTCGATCAACCCGAAAGTCCTGCCTAGGGAGCGAACATCGATGACTCGATGCGGGTTGTGCGTGAACTGTATCCGCCGGGGCTCAGGCGACGACGGCCGCAAAGTCGTAGTGCTCGAAGTCGTTGATGTACACGGCGGAGAGGCCGCCGGAGGGGCTGGCCAGTCCGTCCTTGTCCTGGCGGTAGTAGTACGCGCGGTGGTCGCCGATCACCAGCTCGTGGGCCACCTCGAGCAGGTCGCCGGAGATGCGGGTGCGATAGCCGCGGTACCGCACGGTGCGCTCGCCGTAGGAGCGGGTCTGCACGTCGCCGACGTAAAGGCCGGGGACGACGATGGTGAAGCGGTTGAGGGGCTGAACGCGGGTGAGCTCATCGAGGAAGGCGTAGTCGAAGGCGAAGGTCTTGGCGTAGAACTTGCGGACCAGGGCGGTGACGCGGGGGATCTCCTTGCCGACGCCGTCGCCGTTGGCGATCTGCCGGTCCCAGTCGGGGTTGAGGGCCAGCAGATCCGGCTTGTATCCGTAGCGCACGTTGACAGTCTCGTAGGACACGTCGAACTCGGTCCACTTGTCGCCGGGCTGCTGCGGAATCTGCAGCACCTCGATGTTCTCCGCGTAGTCGACGCAGATGAAGGACCAGCCGCCGGCCTCGCCGGGCGCGCCGGGCTGGCCGGCCAGGTCCTCGGCGTCGCCGACCTCGACGACGCGCAGCGTGGGCAGCGATGCGTCGTAGATGTCGCCGCGTGCGGGCAGTCCGATGGCGGCGTGGGCCTGGCGGACGTCGCTGGTGGGCACGCGGTACCAGCGGCGGGCGGTCCACCCGCGGCTGGTTCGGCGGAGCTCGGGCTTGTAGCGCCGGTGCCCGTCGACAAACTCGGCGATGATGGGCATTGCTCAGCTCCCGTCCCCTGACCCCCGACCCCTCACCCCTCACCCCTATTCCCTGCCCCTCACCCGTACCGCGCCTTCCCGGACTCCCGGGTATTGCGTTCGATGCGTTCGAGCGTGGCGCGCTGGGCTTTCAGCTCCGAGACCACCGGGCTCTCGCCGCGAGGCCCGAAGACCTGCCCGAAGAGCCGCCCGTCCCGCGCGAGCCCGGGTCCGATCACGACCGAAGAGACGGACTCGGAAAGCGATCGGGGCGACTGGCGGTTGATCTCGGGCCGGTTGTTCACGATGTCGAGCGCTTCCCGCCGACGCTTGTTGAGTTCATCGATCACATAGGTCCGCCGGCTCTCGAGCAGCGACTGGTCTTCCTGCACGCGCTTGATGTCCTGGTCGAACTTCAGGTTGATGGCCCGAAGGTCGGCCTGCCGCTCGAGCAGTGACGCCTGCTTGGCCAGCGCCTCGGCGGTGGCGTCGTCTCCGGCCATGCGCGCCGCCTCCGCCTGGGATTTCAGCAGGTCCACGCGGGCTCGGGCGTTGATGGAGTCGGCCTGGTCGATCATGGCCCGGGTGTTGTCCAGGCCCTCCATCGCCCGTCTGACCCACTCCGATCGCCTGGCGGCGTCCTCTTCTTCCTTGCGGCGTTTCTCTTCTCGCGCCGCCAGCGCGGCGGTCCACAGTTCGGCGACGCGTGCGGCCTCGGCCTGCTCGCGTGCCCGGCGGGCGTCGTCCTCGGCGATGCGCAGGCTCAGCGCCGCGTTCTCTTCCAGCAGGGCTCTGTGCTTGGCCAGTTCGGCGGTGGACGCGCCGAGCGCCCGCAGCTGAACGAACTGCTCCTCGGCGGCGATGCGCTGCAGCGTCACTTCGATGCGTCGCTGGGCGACGGTGTCGCCCCGGAGCGCCGCGAGCTGCGCCTCGGCGCGGAGCTCGAAGGCCCGCCGCGGAACCAGGTCGGCCCAGTACTGGTTCTGATCAAGCGTCGTGCGTCTGGCTTCGCGCACCATCAGCGTCTCGGACGCGGCCCGGAGAGGGTTGCCGGAGCGCATGGAACGCCAGCCATAGGAAACGATGTCGAAGTACCCCTCGACCGCGCCGGCGGCCGCGTTGGCTAATGCGCCAGCGGCCCTTTGGGTCCCCGCGTCAACCCACAACGCCGCAAGCCTGTTCTTTGCCCGCTGAATCGATCGGTCGTAGGCCGCCATGGCCTGGGCGGCGGCGGGATCGATCTTTCCAAGCCCCCTGATCATGTCGTTCTGAAACTTCAGCAAGACCAAGGCCGCCCCGGCCGCCTTGAGAAACCCCCGGGCCATCGCCGAGGACTCTTCCAGGCTGGCGCTGGTCCTGCGGTTTCGGAGCGACGCTTCAAAGGCCTCCTCGGCGGAAAAGGCCGAGTCCCGCGCCGCGCCCACGCTGTACTGATACCGGCTGGCCTCGATGGCCAGCCGCCGGCTCATCGCGTTGCGCCGCTCCATCGAGGCGATGAAGCCCCGTTCGGACGCGGCCAGCCGCGTGTCCATCCGCGCCATGCCCCGCTCAAAGGGCGTGACGTCCAGACTGGCCATGTACTTGACTTCACCCGACATACTCGCCTCCCCGCGCTCTGCCCGCACTGCCCGCCCTCGTGGCACAGGAATCCCATCCTGTGCCTACCCCAACTCCGCCCTTTCTTCTCTGCCCCAACCCCCAACCCCCAACCCCTAACCCCTAACCCCTAACCCCTAACCGCTACTTCAGCGTGTCAATCACCACCGCCTTGAACCCCCTGCGGATCGAGGTCAGCCCCCGCGGACCTTCGACGTTGCGGCGGGCGTCGCGGAGCACGTTGAAGTTGCGCTCGACGATGTTGGCGTGGGCCTCGAGGTTGACCAGCTCCAGGATGACCTTGCCCTTCTCCGTGCGCATGCGTCCGTAGCCGCCGTAGACGATCGGCAGCACGCGGTGCAGGCGGGCCGAGACACGCCGGCCATTGGCCCCACGGCGGGCCGAGCGGCCGTAGATGAATGAGTAGGCGATTCCGGGCTGGGCCTTGGCCAGGGCGGCGACGGTCTGGTCCAGCCGGCGGCGGGCCCGGACGGCCTGGGCCAGCGCGGTCCGCAGCTCGCGCTGTTTGCGGTTGTAGAACGCGTCGCGCTTCCTGCCTTTGGAGTCGTACCAGGACCACAGCAGGCCCTTGATGGCCTCGACGCGGGCGTCGGCGGCCTCCCAGGCCCGCTGATAGTCCTCCACCTGGCGCTCGAGCAGCTCGACGTAGCGGGCGTGGTGGGAAGAAACCACCAATGGCACGCGGGCGGGGATGCCGGAGAGTGCGGCCTGCTCGCCGGCCTCGAGCCACGCGTTGACGTAGCGGTTGGTGTCCCGCGGGGCGATGTTGGCCATGGCCACGACCAGCTCCGCGCCGTAGTCGCGCATGGCGCGGATGGCCCCGCGCGGCAGGTTGCGGCGGAGCTGGTCCTGGAAGCGATCGAAGTTGGATCGGTCAACCCGGCTCATGGCTCTGGCCGCGGGGGAGCGTGTCGGTGCTATTGGCGGCGACGATCACCGGAGACTCCTCCTCGTAACGCACGCGGTCGTAGGCCGCCAGGACCTCGAGCGCCGGAGGCGGCAGGGCGTGCAGCCGGGCGAGATCATCGAGCGGGTTGAGGCCGAAGCGCTCGCACACCCGGAGCATGACATAGGTGTCGTGGGTGAAGTACCGGTCGGGGGTGACCCGTTCAGTGCCTTTGGCGTCGGGCGGCGCGGGGGTGATGAGCTTGGCGACGGCCTCGTCGCGGCTCAGGCTGCCCAGGGAGCGGCTGAACTCGACGATCTGCTCCAGCATGGCGATGGGGAATCGTGCCAGCTGCGGGGCGCAGGCCGCCCACTTCTCGGACTGGGCGCGGTCGGAGGCGGACCAGGTCAGCCCGGGGCCCAACTCCATGTCCAGCGCCACGCCGGCCTCGATGGTCAGGCGGCGGACGTACCAGGACTGGTACTCGGCGCGATAGGCGGGGTGTTCCGGGTCCGGCACGGGGGGTGCCAGGCTCCCGGCCGACTCGTCCTTCTTGCGGGGCGGGATTGGCCGCGGGGCGATGGCCTCGAGCATGGCCTCGTCGGCGGCCGAGAGCATGCGGACGGTGAGCTGATGGCCCGCCACTTCCAGCGGGCGGCTGGAGGTGACGCCGAGAATCTGCTCCAAGCTATTGACGTTCATGGTCTTGCACTCCCCGCGCTTTACGCGCATAATGTTAAATATGCCGACGTTCAAAATCACAGATCAGGACGGAAGGACCCGCAGGGCGGAAGGCCCCACCCGCGACGCGGTGATCGCCGAGGCCAATCGGCAGCGGATCCTCGTCGCCTCTTGCATCGAGGTGCCAAATGCGCCCACTCCGGCGGTGGGCCCGCAGACGGCGGATCCCAACTCGTCCGAAGTGCACGCGGGCTCACCCCAGAGCCGTGAGAGCATCCGCACCGATGTGCGTGATGGCGTGATGGACGCGATCAACACACTGCTGGTCACGTGGGTTGTCGCGCCCGGCTTGGCAGTTCTGGCGGTGGTTGCCCTGGGGGCAGCCGTTTCGGACTTTGAAGGCTCTCGCGATCAACGGAGGTTCGCGATGATCGCTGGCGCCGTGTTCTCGATCTTGCCGGCGTGGCTGATTTGCCACATCCACAAGATCCGCCGGTGGTCCCTTCGGATCGTGGCGTGGTCCGCGATGGTCATCATTCCCGGCGCGATGGTCAGCTACGGCGTCGCGCTGCTCCTCGGCATGAAGATCGTGTTGTAGCGCACGCCAACGCGCAGAAAAAGCGACCCGCGGGTACCGCGTCAGCCTCACGCGTACTGCGTCATCCCGGGGATCGGGTCATTGGAGAAGAACTCGATCTCGACCTTGTCGTAGTCCTTGCCGGCGCCGCCCTTGATCGAGCCGGGGTCCATGAAGAAGCAGTTGGTGAGCGCGGCCTTGGTGAAGTTGCCGGCCCCCTTGTACTTGTCCCACTCGATGTCGCAGTCGAACGTGTACTTCAGGCCCGTGGTCGTGTCGCGCTTGAGCATGAAGTCGAGCAGCTCGCCCACGCCGGTCTTGCCGGTGAACATGGCCGTGAGCTTCACCTTGCTGCGCTTGGGGTCGCCCTCGAGCGGCACCTGCAGCTGGCCGCCGCTGTCCCACTCGATCGAGTCGTAGCCCCCGGCGGTGAGCTCGATGGTCCCGTCGACGACGTTGAGGACCACGTACGAGTTGGCCCCCTTCTTGAGCGTGAGCTTCCCGCCCAGGCGGTGAACCACGGGCTGCCCGGCATTGACGTTCGGCATGGCAAGTCTCCCAAAGAGCGGGCAACGCCCGCGATGATGACCAGTCTCCCTCTTCTTCTTCTTCCCTGACCCCTAGCCCCCAACCCCGAACCCCTACTCCGCATTCGTCCGATCGCTCCCGATCCGCGAGGCCATCCCGGAGACGGTGATGACGCAGGTGGCGGAGCGCACGCCGCGGGGGTCCACGGCCTCGAAGTAGCGCCGGGCGGTCCGGCCCATGTGGATCTGCGTCCCCTTGGCGTCGTTGGCCAGGCGCTGCTCATCGAGCAGGTCGGCGATGCGCATGGCCAGCGTGCTGATCTTGGCGGGCCCGTCGGTGCCGGCGATCTTGCACTGCACGGCGATGGTGAGCGTGACGTCGGCGACGTCGGTGCTTTCCGCCTCGGACTCGCGGGGGCTGGCGATGATCTCCAGGCCGGTGATGCGGGCCCAGGTCGGCGCGTCGTCATCGTGCGGGTCCCCGAGCGCCTCGACGGCCGTGCCGCCGGCGTCGGCCGCGGACACGACCAGGTCCATCAGCACCGTGTCATCAATCCGGTTCGGCATCGCATCCCTCTTCCCTGACCCCTGACCCCCAACCCCTAACCCCTAGCCCCCAACCCCTAGCCCCCAACCCCTAGCCCCCAACCCCTAGCCCCCAACTCCTAGCCCCCAATCCGGGCACAGAAACAATCCAGCACCTTCCCATCGACCCGCAGGGATCGCACGCGGATCTCCCAGTCCTTGCCGCTGGCGCGGATGATGTCGTAGCTGGTATCGACGTCGATGCCGGCCGTGGCCAGGTCGGAGATGAGGAAGCTGAAGGTGGCCTCGGTGCTGGTGGCCTTGCCGTCGGGCAGGGCCATGGCCTGCTCAGCGGTTTGCACGGCGCGGACGGTGACGGCCTCGCCCTCGGCGAGCACGGGCTTCAGCGTGCCGGGCGCGCGAGAGGTGCGGCCGCGGCGGATGATCTGGACGTCGGCGCAGAACCCGCCGGTGACGGCCCCGAGCATCGCATCGGTCGCCGCGTCCAGGTACCCCATCGCACACCCCCACCCCCCACCACTCACCTCTCACCATTCACTCTTCACCACTCACCGGTCTCCGAGAACCCCCGCCGTCAACCCCGCCGCCAGCTCCTCAAACAGCACCGCGATGAACACCCGCAGCAGCTCACGAGCGTCGAACCCGTTGGACTGCCCGATGAGCTCGAGCCGGTGCAGCACCTCGCCGCGAAGAAGCGCGCGGGTGTGCTCGTCCATCGCGGCGTTGGCGTTGGCCAGGCCGGTGCCGATGAGCATCCCGGCCCGACGAAGAATGTGCTCAACATCAGCCGCCACCGCCTCATCGAGCGTGACGGGCGATCCGACTTCCTCCTCCGTGCCGCCCTGCTCGATCGCGTGCGTGATCGCCCCCATCGTCCGCGTGACAACCACGCCCAGCATGTCGTGGAAGGACCGGGGCGAAGCGGCAGGGCCTGGGCTGGTCCCACCGGCCGGGGGTTGCGTGCGGCCGGTCCCATCGTGGATGGCCGTCTGGCTCTGCGTCATGTGCCTGCTCCATGGCGAAGTAAGGGGTCAGGGGTTGGGGGTCGGGGATCGGGGCAGAGGATCCGAACCGGAGGTTCGGCTGCCTCCCACTTGATGCCTCGATGGCTGGATGGCTTGATGCCTTCTGCCTCGGTGCCTTCCGCGCTCAGGGATACCGAACCGGAGCCACGCGCACGCGGACCTGGGGCACGGCCAGCTCGCGGCCGGGTCCGACGCCGGGGGCACCGGTGCGCTGGCGACCGAATCGGTCGTACTCCAGGCCGGAGGGACCGAAGCCGGCGGGGAGGGCGACGCCCGTGAGCTGGATGCCGGTGCCGTTGATCTGCGTCGGCACGCCCGCCAGGTCGATCGGGGCTCCGGCGCTGGACCATCCGGCGGCAAAGCCGCCGGTGTCGGCGCGCTTGACGTTCGAAAAAGCACATCCGGCCGTGCCGCCGGCGGCGGTGCGTGCGTCCGCGTTGGGGAGGTTGAGGTAAAAGATGTCGCTCCCCGCGCCCTCGAAGATGGTGTTGAACGCGGCGCACGTGAGCGACTGTCCGCCCTCGGGGCTGTCGCGGTCGATCATGAGCCCCTGGCTGGCCTTGCCGGCGAACCGGATATGGCAGTTGATCAGGTCGTACGAGTGCGGGCTCGAGTTTGGGGCATTGAGGAACGCGAAGTTGCTGGCGCTGGTGATGCCGCTGGCGTCGACGTCGTAGACGCAGTTGATGGCCGCGCCGAAGGCGGGCAGGATGGAGTAGGCCCCCTGGGCGTTGATGGTCTGCGTGCCCAGGCGGTAGAGCCCGTTGACGCGGACGTAGCCCACACCGAACGGATCGAAGAGACCGACGGAGGTGGGCATGCGTCCCAGCGTGCGATCACCCACGATGAACCCGCGGTAGCGTCCCCACTCGCGGCGGTCGGTGTGCGACAGTTGCGTCACATCGCCGATGTTCGACGGGCCGGCGAGCTTGTTGGTGGGCGGGTCGCCGTAGACGTTGCCGACGTACAGGGCCAGGGCGACCTTGTTGGTGCCGTTGGTGTGCGCATACAGGCCGATGCCGTAGCCGGTCTCGGCGGTGTACGCGTCGGTGGTGAGCGCCCCGTGGGTGACCTCGTTGTAGGCAAAGACCGCCTCCTGGCCGCCGTCGCCGTTGTAGGCGACGGCCATCGTGGAGCCCGACGAGTGGTGGATGCCCAGCCCGAAGCGGCACCCGTAGAGCACGTAGATCCCGCCGGCCTTGGTCCCGTCGGCGGCTGCGCCGGTGTAGCTCCCGACCAGGTGGTGGGCCGACCACCAGATCCCGCAGCGGTACACGGTGTGCTGATTGGAGCCGCTCACGGTGGAGTGGATCCCGTAGAGCTGGCTGTTGTCCGTCGTCATCCCCCAGCCGGTGACGTTGACGTCGCGGACCAGCAGGTCGTCGTAGTCCTGCAGGTCGATGCCCTTGGTGGTGGAGACGCACGGCTCCACGCGGGCCAGCTCGCCCGAGCCCCCGGTCCCCGGGTTGATGTAGAGCACGTTCCCCTCCCAGAACCAGGAGCGGACCGTGGACGCGTTCAGGGCCGTGAGCTTGGCGGTCAGGTTCGCGCCGGTGAAGACGCGGCGGTACGGCGTGGCCAGCAGGCTGTCCAGGTTCGAGGCGTCACCACCGCGGACCCAGTAGACCGTGTCAGTCTCGGCGCGGCTGTAGACGCTGCTGAAGGCGTCGGCCCGGGCCGTGGAGTCGCTCCAGCCCGAGGCGCCGTACGGCGCCTTGAAGCCGGTGATCTCCGGGGCGCGGTCGCCCTGGTTGGCCGCGGCCGGCGCGTAGGAGCCGATGGTGACCGCGGGCTTGGCGATCGCCAGCCCGGTCTTGAGGCTCGAGGTCACCCGCCAGATGTCGCCGCGGCGGAAGCGGTACTCGACGTCGCCGCCGGTGGCGGTGGCGGTGATGAAGTCGTTGATGTCCTTCGGGGTCGCGCACAGCCGCGGGGTCGACGTGGAGAGTCCGTCGGCGCTGTTGTTCGACCCTTGCGCGATGTAGTACACGCTCGTGCGCGTGCGCTCGAGGGAGTACTTAAGCCGCAGTTCCGGATGGCCGTACGCCCACCCGAGGAATCCCAGCTGCGGCACGGGCGGGATGGAGTTGTGCGGCGGCGGAAGGCTGTCGAAGGGCGTGGAGGCCCGGGCCGCGGGCTGGATCAGTACGGAGAGCAGGGCCGACAGCAGGGTGGCGAGAGACAGCAGCGGCGCGGAGCGGCGTCGGTGGAGCATGGCGTTCCTCACGGGTGAAAAAAAGGGGGCAGGGGCTAGGGGTCGGGGGACAGGGTGCGGGCCGATCGGCCGATCAGCGGCGGGTGGCGACTTCGCGCTCGAGGGAGCGGATGCGGGCCTCGTGGTCCCCGACCATGAGCATCTGCTGCTTGATGAGGGCCACGTCCCGCCAGGTCATGAGCTGCGCCGAGAGGATCGCCAGCAGCACGGAGCCGATGACGGTGGACATGACTTTCTCACGCACCCCGTAGCTCACGCTGATGGTCCGCTGTTGCCCCTGGTCGCGGCGCGAGTTGATGGTCACGCGTCGTCCCCCCCGTTGCCGCTGTTGCCATCGTTGAGCTTGCGGTCAGAGGCCTTGGACCAGTACAGGGAGGCGGCCAGCGCCAGTAGGGCGGTGATCGCCAGGACCCATTCGGAGATCTGCGCCTCGGAGGCCTTGATGAGTCCGGAGCCCACCAACAGCATGAGGATCGCGCGGAGCGCCGACTCGATGACGGCTCGATGTTCGGGCGTCAGGTTCATGGATGCCTCGGGGTAGGGGGTTAGGGGCTAGGGGTCGGGGGTCAGGGCAGAGCGCGGACCAGAGCGCGAGATCGGCGGTCCGGGTCTTCCTGACCCCTGACCTCTGGCCCCTGATCCCTGTCCCCTGTCCCCTGCTCGGTCACAACGCTCCGATTCCGGCGACCAGCAGGCGGTCGAAGACGGCCCAGGCGTACCGGCGTGTGGTCGTCGCGGCGTTGAACGCCTTGGCCTCGGCGATGAGCTCGATGGTGTTCATGGCGCTGCGCATGGTGCGCCGCACGTGCGGCGAGACGTCCGAGCCGGGCCCGCGGTCCAGGAGCGTCGCCTGTCCGTAGACCACCTGCCGGAGCGCATCGCGCAGCGAGGATCGCTGCAGCGGCGTGAGCGATCGCTCCGCCTCCAGCTCCTTCATGAGGTCCTCGAACGCCAGGTCGAGCAGCTCGTCGGAACTGACCGCGGGTGTGGGGCTGGCGTTGGCGGTCGGCTCGGGGGTTGTGGTGGTCTGCGTCAAGGCTGCGCCCTCTCGGCTTTGGCGGCCGCGACGGCGTCGCGGAACGCGGCGATCTCGCCCAGGTGGATCGAGCGGGAGGCGGGGTCAAGCGTCTGGTCGGCCTCGAGGTATTCCTCGAGCACCGGCCCGGCGGTCTGGTTGGCGAACGTGTCGGCCGAACGCAGGAACGCGTCATAGGCGGGACCGGGAGCCGAGCACGCGGTACACGCGGCCACGGCACAGAGGCCCGCGGTCAGCAGGAGAGCCGTCGAGCGTCGAGAGCGTCGCATGAATGCCTCCGATGCAGAGATTGACCAAAGCCCGAAAAGCGCCGCCGGGCGGCTGGCACGAGGCCAAACCGCCCGGCGGGAACGCGGGGCGAGGGAAAAAGGGATCGGGGGTCAGGGGTTAGGGGTCAGGGCAGAGCCCTACCCAAGCTAGTGGCACAGGCATGCTGCCTGTGCCTACTCCCTCTACTCCGGCTGACTTACGCCAGGGCCGAGAGCAGGAACCCCGCCGTCGGCATCATGCGGTTCTCGTCCAGGTCGGCGTCGACGCGGACGACGCGGCTGTCGTTGCCTTCCGCGTACGTGAAGATGGTGAAGCGGCCGGCGAAGTTCTGGCGCTTGCAGGCCAGCGTCAGGCCCAGCCCGGGCCCGGTCATCTTGTTGGCCACCAGCGGCTTGGCCTGGCGGAAAAAGAAGCACTGATCGACCGGGGCGATGCGGGCGAGCACGGGGTTGTTGGGGTCCTGCGCCGTGTTCTGGAACCCGCCGGCCAGGTACACGTTCTTCACGCCCCAGGCCTGCGAGAGCTGGGCCTTGATCTCCTGATCATCGCCCAGGATCGGGCGGCCCGGCTCGTACTTCAGACCCAGGGTCTCGCGGAACTCGGCGGTCATCATCGCGTTGCGGGCGGTCTTCTTGCTGAGCACGACCGAGTCGGCCGAGGCGCCGCCGAGGTTGAGCTCGATGGCGTCGTGGGCCCGCTTGGCGTCGGCGATGGGCGTGCCGTTCAGCGGATCGTCCCACTTGTTGGTCGCGCCGTAGCCGGTGGTCGCACCCACCGGGTAGTTGGTAAGGTTGAAGACCTGGCCAAGCACGCGGACCTCGCGGCTGATGAGCCAGTTCTGCGTCACGACGATGGCCGCGGCCAGGTCCACGTCGAAGTAGTCCGACTCCTCGGAGATGTCGCGCAGATCGTTGCCCATCTCCAGCGGGTACTGCTTGCAGTCGTAGTTGACGCCCTCGAACTGCATGTCGACGCGCTGGTAGCCGCCGCCGCGGGCACGCGGGCGAACCGTGCCCGTGGTCAGGCCGGCGAGTTTGATGCGGCTGAAGCGCCCGGCGGGCGCGACGACGTCGGAGAAGGGCAGCACGCCATCGGCGACGAACTGGGCGGGGTCGGCCTCGGTGCCGGCCAAGAGGCCCGGCAGGTCCGGACGACGCGTGAGTCTGACGGTGATCATGGGTGATTCCTCGAAAGTGGACAACCGCGGCGCTCACGCGAGCGATCCGGGGCGGTGTGGGTGAATGGCGGGACGACGAAGAACGACGTGGGAGGCGGGACTTCGGGGCGAGCGTCTACAGGCGCTTCTACAGGCGCATCACGACCCAGAAGCCCAGTTCGGCGTTCGCGCCGCCGGCGGCCGTGAGCGCCTTGCCGATGGTCGAGCCACCGCCGGCCGCGTCGGACACCTGGCCGTTGGCGGCCGGGTACACCGGGGCCCCGATGGCGATCGCCTTGGAGGCGGACAGCTGCAGCGCCCCGGGGTAGTTGGCCGGGAAGCAGGCGACCAGGCCGCCATTGAGCACCTTCTGCGTCGTGATGCCGTCGGGAACCTCGCCCGCGGCGGTGTAGGTGACCAGCCCCGTGTTGCGGAGCGTGACCAGGCGGTTGGGTTCCAGATCCGCCCCGGCCGTGAACGTGAGATTGGGCTGAAGTTCAGCCATGATGCGTCCTTTCCGCCGAGCGTTCCCCGCTCACGTTCGGCCAGTGGGTATGAGAGAGACAGAGTGACTGGTGAGTGGTGACTGGTGAGCGAGCCTCAGCGGCCAGCGCCGACCGCCTTAGCGGCCAGCGCCAACGACGATCCGCTCGCAGGGCTCGATCGCGGTCTCGCGCGTCTCGGCCTCGAGCATGGCCTTGTGCAGCTGCGGATGGCGCTTGATCACGGCGCGGGTGGCCTCGGTGCGGTCCATCCGCTCATCGGCCATGACGCCGCGGACGGCGGCCTCGAAGGTCGGATACGGGGCCGCGGGCTTCCCGCTGGCGTCCTTGTCGGCGTTGTCGGCGACCGCGACGCCGGTGCCCTTGGGAAGCTTGGAGAGCTGCGCGTTCTTCTCGGCGTCCTTGGCGGTCTGGGTCTTGGCCTCCGCGAGCTTGGCCTCGAGCTTCTCGGCGTAGCGCTTGTGGCACTCGCCGATCGGGATGTTGGCCTGGCGGCACTCCTGGATGAACGCCAGGCCGCCCTCCTTGTCCTTGAACGCGTCGAAGAGTTCCTCGAGGCTGGCGGGTGCGGGCTGGTTGCCGGCGCTGGCCGCGCCGTCCTTCTTGAGTTCCGGCATGGTGTTGCCCTTTCGTGATTCCGGCGACACGCCGGGGTTTGGTGGAGTGCTTGTGTGTGTGGACCTGCTCTCAGGCCGCGTGGATCCGGCCGCGTCTTCGCCAGCGTCGTCGCCCTCGTCGTGGCCCTCGTCGTCGCCGGCCTCCTGCGCCTGGTCATCGGCTTCAGGCTTGGGCGTGCCGTCGTCCGAGATCGGATCGGTCTGCTCGGGGGACGCCGCGGCGCCGCCATTGGACGACGATCCCAGCGGCGCTCCGGAGTCCAGCCGCGTGAGCAGCTGGTCGTACTCGATGACCTCGTCGACCAGGCCGGCGCTCACCGCATCGGCGGCGGCGAAGTCCTGGGCGTTGAGCCGGCGAACGTCCTCGGGCGTGAGCCCGCTGGTGGGCTGCATCATCCCGCAGATCATGTCGAAGTACCGCCTGGCCAGGAGGCGGTAGTTGGCCTCGCTCCGGGAGCTGATTGTGGAGCTCAGCGAGTCGGTCTTTCCCTCGGGCTCGGCGATGACGATCTCGCGATACCCGGCCATCTCCTGGGCCTTGGACGTGTCCTGCAGGGCGAAGGCCACGCCGATCGCCCCGACCATCGCCGACGGCGTCATGTACCGGCGATCGCACATCTGCAGCATGATCGCGCCCAGGCTGAAGGCCTTGTCGTGCGCCAGGCCGATCACCGTCTTCTTGGACCGGGCGTACTTCATCGCCGCGTGGATGTCGGACAAACCAAACGACTCTCCGCCCGGGCAGTGGAAGTCGACGAGCATGACTTTGCCGGGCTCGTCGGCCGCCTGGCGGATCGACTCGCACAGGTACTGCACCGGCGTCCCGTACCAGCTGGAGGTGAACGTGATCGGACCGCACACGTCGATGACGGGCACGCCGCCCGCGGTGCGGTGGTAGGCGACGCACGTGCTCGTGCCCAGGCAGACCGGCTGCATCGAGCCCGACGCCGGCGTCCCGCGACGCAGAGGCCCCGCGGGAGGCAGATTGCCCGGTGCCGCTTCGCCCGCGCCACCTGCCGCACCATTGGGGCCCGCCTTGGCCGACATCAGCGCCGCGAGCAGGTCGTCCCTCTTCATCGCAAACAGCGTCATGGTTCCTCGGCTTTCGCTGGCGCTGCGCCAGTGTCGGGAGCGGGGTCCGCGGGCGGTTCGGTCTGCGAAGCCGCGGTGAACGTCCGCAGCGGATCGAAGATCTTGGCCAGCGTGGCATCGTCGATCGCGGGGAACGCCGCTCGAGCCAGCGCAATGGCCGACTCCAGCGGGAGCTCCTTGGACACGACCCGATTGCACAGGTCGGCCAGCGCGGTGACCTGGGCCCCGTTGAGCGCGGTCTGCTGGATCTCCGTCGAGACCGGCGGGGCAGGCTCCGCCGATGTGGCCGCCTCCGGCGCTGGGTTGTCCGTCGTCGCCGGTGTGCTCGGTTCAGATCCGGGCTTTGCCGACTTGTCTGGCCGAGACGCGCCCGGAAGATCCGGGGGCGTGATCCCCAGCTGATCCATGCGCTCGCGCTCGATGCCGAGCTGCTCGAAGACGCCTTCCCACTCGCCGGTGCCGAGGCGCTGGATCGCGGCGCGGTAGGTCATGACGCCGCCACGCACCGCCTCGAGCACGCTGGCCACTTCCTGCGTGAAGTCCAGGATCGGGGCCGCGGGCGGGTAGAGCTCGTAGCTGTCCCAGTCCTCCACCATCGGCAGATCGCCACGGCGGATGTGCCAGGCAAGGCGCTGGTTGATGAGGCGGCGGATGAGCGGGGTGAGCGAACCCTGCCACGACAGAAAGCCCAGCCAGGCGACGGAGACCGCCGAGCGCGCGCTGTGGAAGTTCACCTGCGTGAAGTCCAGGTGAGAGAGGCAGATCGGCAGGCCCAGATCGGCGGCCATGAGCATGAGACGCGTCGCGATGTACGCCGCGTGATTCATCGACGGGTGCTGCGGCGTCGTCTGCGTGAACTTGGTCCCGATCGGCGCGGTGAGAATCCGCCCCTGCTTCATCTCGATCTCGGCGGGCTGGCCGGGGTAGGTCGGGCTCGGCTGGCTCGAGTTGGCGGTCTCGAGCTTCTGCTGCATCTGCGCCGGGGTCGGCGTCTCGAGGATGCCGCCGAACATGGTGGCGATGCGGGCGGCGATGTCGGTCGACCGGATGAACTCACGCAGATCCGCGGCGGCGGGCAGAATGGCCTGCACCGCGGGCTCGCCGGAGATCTGCCCCTCGGAGGCGTCCAGCGGGTTGCGGAGCAGCACGCATCCGGCGGCAGGCAGCCGCTGGGTGCGGTACTGCGCGTGGTCGAGGTACTGGCTCCAGTCGGCGACGTGGTAGGCGACGATCTCGCCGTTGCGCAGCTCGACGCCGTTGATCATGCTCCGGGTGTTGGGCCCGAAGTCAGGGTTGCGGAGCCGCTCGTTCTCGATGAGCTGCACGCGCCCGTCGTCCTGGATGTTGACCAGGACCCGGCCGCGGTAGCAGAGCGCCCCGACGCACTGGCCGAGGACCTGGTTCATCGGGCAGAGCCCGGCCAGGTCGACCGTCAGCGTCTCCATGTAGTCGCGGACCAGCTTCTCGGCGGTGGTCCGGTAGGTCTGGTCCTTGGTCTTGATCTCCCAGGCCCAGCCGTCCTGGATGAGCAGCGACGTCAGACGCTTGACCATGGCCCGGACGACCATGTCGTTGCGCTGGGCGCTGCTGGCCCGGAGGGCGAGCGTCTCGGCGGTCTGCGGGTCCAGGTGCGCGTCCGGCGCGCCGCCCTGGGTGTTCCAGCGTGTGTCGGCCCGGGTCCGCCTCGAGGCGTCGTAGTCGCCCGAGCGCGGCGTGCGATCGGCGACGATGGAGCCGGGCCCACGCCCACCCCCACCACCACCCCGGAACGCGCTCCCGGGAAAGTGGTCGCTGGGCACGCCGGCGGCCATGGTCTGCCCGGCGACGCGGGCCAGCTCGCGGATGGCTTCGGCCTTCGCGCCGGCCTCGGCCAGTGTCGCGTCGGCCTGTGCCGAGCGGAGCTTGGCCTCGGCCAGCTCGACATCGGCGCGGGCGTTGAGGCTCCGAGCCTCGGCGCGCACGCGTTCGGCCTGGGCCTCAGCTTGGGCCTGCGCGTGGGCCGCATCGGCCTGCGCCGTGGCGGGACCCCGGCCAAAGAATCGGCGCAGCGCTCCGGCCATCGGCTTCTCCCCGCGTGTTGCAAAGAGACACCGCGGCGACAAGCCGCAGCACCCCGTGGTCCTGATCCGCGTACGCCATCCACGCCGCGATCAAGCCCGATGATCAAGCCCCCGGTCGATCAAGCCCCGTCGATCAATCGTCGGCGAACCGCACATCGGAGAGTCCGCCGGCGCTCATCGCCCCGGCGCTCTGCTCGAGCTGCGTGAGCCGGTCGAGCAGCTGCTTGCGGTAGTTCACCAGGGCCGTGTACTGCGCCGAGTATCCGTCCTTGGAGATCTCCGCGGTGATCTGCTGGCCCACCTCGCCGAGGTGCTTCCGCAGCCGAGCAAGCCGCGCCGCGTCATCGGCCTGCTCCTCGTAGTCGTGATAGGTGTACGGATACGCCATCGACGACTTCCCCTTCCAGTTCTACCCAACCTAGTGGCACAGGCATGGTGCCTGTGTCTACCCGCACTACCGCCTCGATCTTTCTGCCTTGCCTCGTACCCCTACTTGTTCTTCTTGGCCTCGGCCGCTTCGGCCTTGGCCTTGTCCGCCAGTTCGAGGGCAAGCCGGGCCTGCTCGAGCTGCTGCGCCAGCTGTTCCTTGCGTCCCTGAATCGCCCGCCGCCGTTCGGCCGCGTGCAGGTTCACATCGATGAGCTGGTTGAGCTTCCGAAGCTCGGCACCCAGCCGCGCCTTGAGCTCCTCGGTCTGGCGGTTGATCGTCTCGCGGATCTCGCGGCACACCTGGTTCTGAGCCGCGACCGCCTCGTCGGTCCCTTCCAGCGCCGCCAGCGCCGCATCACACTGCGCGTCGGTCATCTGGTCGATGGCGATCGACGCCGGGTCGGGCTTCTCCGCGGCGGCGTTTTCAGCCGCGGCTTTTTCCGCAGCGGCCTTTTCAGCGGCGGCCTTGTCAGCCGCGGCTTTTTCCGCAGCGGCCTTTTCAGCGGCGGCCTTGTCAGCCGCGGCCTTCTCGGCGGCGACCTTGTCCGCCTCGAGCTGCTCAGCTCCGGCGTTGCCCGCGGGCGGCTCGTTGGTCTGCGCCGGGCTCGAGGACTCGGCACCAGCTCCCACGCCAGAGGGCGCACCACCGGGCGCACCGGTGGGCGCTTCGGTCGGCGTGCCCGTCGTCGCCGGGGCGGCACCAGACGCGGCGGGGTCGGGCAGGCGGGGCGTGGTCGGGTTGCGGGCCATGGGTGATCTCCGGTCAAGTTGAGCTGGCTGGGTTCCGGCGTGCGTGTGCCGGCGTGTGCTCGCGATACCCAAAACCCCGCGTGTCCCAAAAAATGGTACACTTTGCCCGTTTGTTCGGGTCCTATCTGGATAGGCCGACACACGATCTGCATCGGGAATTCCAGACTCAAAGTCGATTTTGAGACAAAATTCCAACATGCGCACCGTTGCGCGCACGGACGGGCACCTGATCAGTCCCGGAAGTAGCCCAACGGGTCGTCGTCCCCGATGACCGGATCATGCCCCGGGCGCTCGATGTCGCGGGGCTCGAGGCGTGGCGGTAGGGCGACTGGCGTCGCGGGAGGGGGCGGCGCGATCGGCGCACGCACCGGGATCTTGGCGGCGACAGCCGGATGCACCACGGGCCACCCAAGACCGACCGGGCGCTCCATCGTCTTGGTGTCGAGCAGGTCGGTGTAGCACGCCGCGTAGTACATGATGTCCCAGTAGTGGTTGTCGTTGCGCCCCGCCTTGGGCACCCACATCAGCCTGGTCCCGCGCGACGTCCGCTTGGAAATCATGTGCTCGGCGGTGAGCTGCACGATGTACTCGTCGGTCACATCCTCGGGCAGGATCCAGGAGAGCGACTCGGACGAGGCGATCGGGTCGGGCGTGAGGCGCTGGGCGATGTACGACTTCCAGAATCCGGAGTTGGCCAGGAACCCGAGCGGCACCGTGGACATCGGCTTGCCCGCGGGCGTGCGCTCGTACATGAACTTCCACGGCGTCTGCGCCGACGTCGCCAAAGGCTCCCAGCCCTTGACCGTGTAGCAGACGCGGCCCATCGCGAGCATGCGGGCGCGGAATGACAGCACTTCCTTCGGGCGGTGGCCCTCGTCGATCGCGATCGCCGTGATCCGCATCGTCGACGCGCCGGGGTAGAGCGCCGACGCGGGCTGGCCATCGGCGGCGATCGATGCGCCCGGGTGGCCGGGGCTGAGCGGGTACGCGCGGTCCGCCAGGCCATCGATCGAGACCAGGTCCTCGCCCTGCGGCGCGACGTGCATGCCGTGATCGACGACGTACAGCTTGGCCCCGTGGATGCCGATGGCAAAGACCGTCCACCACACCACGTCGTGCTGCACGTCGATGACCAGCATCAAGCGCAGCCCCTCCTTGGGCACCCAGCGGAGACGGTAGCCGCCGGCATCGACCAGCCGCCGCCGCTCGCGGAGTGTCTTGAGCTCGGCCTGCGAGATCGTCGGACGGTGCCCGCGGGCTTCGCGACGCACGACGAACTCGGGCGTGGGCGTCCCCTTGCACTCGTGCAGCTCGGCGGCCAGCTTTCCGAGCGGGAACATCGGGGCCAGGATCGCCGGGAAGTGCACGCCGGCGCGGGCGCTCTGGGGCACCGGCTCCGCCAGCCACTCGACGCGCGGCGCGGGGTCGGGGTTGTCGGCCGTCGCCTCACCCTGCACCACCCGCTGATGCTTGTTGGCCCAGACGCCGCGGGCATTGAGCCAGCTCTTGTGATGATCCTGGATCCGGAACCCGCACGCCGAGCACTCGACATAGGCGGTGCGCTCCGCCTGGTCGGAGCTGCACGTGTACCCGCCATCCCAGCGGAGCTGCTCGATGCGGAAGACCTGGTAGTGCCCGCACCCGCCGAAGGCGGTCGGGCAGGGCCGCCAGAACTCTCGCTTGTCGGACAGCTCGTACTGCTGATCAAGCCCCTCGCCGGCGACGCCGGGAACGCCGGCCTTGATGATCTTGCCCCGCCGCCCGTAGGTGCTCACGCGGTCGCGGGCATCGGGCAGCGTCGACGGGTCGCAGCTCTCGAACTCGTCGATGATGACGGTCATGGCCGGCGTCGATCGCCTTTGGCTCTCCGACTGGCTCCACACGATGAACAGGTCGTTGTTCAGGAACCTGATCATGGTGAGCGACTCGGACCGCTCGGTCTTGCCGCGCCCGCGCTGCGTGCCATCGCCGGACCGGGCCGAATCGGCAGAGGCGCCGACGAGCCGGTTGATGCGGGAGCACGCGGCGATCGCCGGACGAAGACGCCCCTTGACGTTGCGGTCGACGATCGCCCGGGTCGGCCAGACCAGCATCGTCGGCCCCGGGTTCTGGTCAGCGATCCAGAAGGCGATGATCTCGAGGATTGTGGTCTTCTGGGTCTGCGACGCCATCATGAGCGTGACCTCGCTCACGGCCGGATCGGCGATCAGCTGCAGGATGCCGCGCACGTGCGGCGCGGTCGTGAAGTCGAACCGGCCGCCGGCGGCGCTGACGCGCTCGGAAATCTCGAAGTACCGCTCGGCCCAGACGTCGGGAGAGAGCGGATCACGCACGGCCCAGACATCGGCCAGGAGCGCCGCCAGCTCGGGCTCCAGGGGAGGGACCCGAAACTCCCGCTCGAGCTCGCGTGACGCGGCGCCTCCACCGAAGGTGTGCAGCACCGGCTGGTAGAACCCGGGCTCGGAGAAGAGCGTCGGGGAGCTCATGAGGCGATCCCCACACCAGCAGCGCCGGACAAAGCGCCGGGCGGCACGGCCTCGCCGGCGGGACCGAAGGGTTGGGTCGCCATGCGTTCGCGGATCGTGCCGACCATCTCGCGCATGCGTCGCTCGAGCAGGGTGAAGGCCGCCTGATCAAGGCGGAGCACGCCGGCCAGGTCGTCCTGGCATCGCTTGGCCTCGCGTTCCACGACGTCGCGCAGGTTGCTGTGGGCCCGCACGTGCAGCCGCAGTGTCTCGGCCCGCTCGCACAGCTCGCCCATCTGCCGGCGGAGCTGGGCCCGGCGCTCGATGACGCGGAGCTGCTCGTGCTCACCCTTCAGCTCCGTGAGCGACGCCGAGGCGCTGCGCTGCTTTTCGTCCAGGGCGCTCCGCTCCGCGGCCGCGGCATCGGGCTCGCCGGCGGGGCCTGCAGCGCCGGTCTCGGGTGTTGCCGACGTCGCCGCCGACGTGGCCGCCGACGTGGAAGCCGACGTGGCCGCAGGCAAGGTCGCTCCCGGGGAAAGATCAAAGAGTTCGGGCCCCGTCTTCTTGCGCACCCGCTTGCGCGCCCCGGATCCCGGGCGGTCCCCTCCGTGCCCGTAGTTGGTGACGTTGGACTGGTACCACGCGGTGCACCGGTCGGGCCGGTACAGCGGGCGTTTGCCATCCAGCCCGTCGCGTCCCATGCCCTGGCGGTCAAACCGGTGGATCAACTGGCGGGTGACCCCCAGGAGCTTGGCCAGTTCAGCCTGGGTCACCAGGCCCGTCGCCATCCGGCGCTGCTTGGACTTTGACCTGCTCATGCGGCGCGCCTCCGACCAGATGGGCGCGTGGGCCCTTTGCCGCCCGCGCCATCGATCCGCACCAGCCGGGCCGGGTCGATCCCCTCCGCGACGCACGCCTGCACCAGAGCCACCGTGAACGCGCGGAACGCCCGACTGGCCGCCGACTTGCTGAGGCCCGCCCGCGCCGCCGCGGCCCGCACCGAGGCCACGGAGCGATCATCGCGGCGCGGGTCGATCAGCTCGAGCAGCACGCGGGCCTTGCGGGCATCGCCGCGCGCAAAGACCCGGACCAGGACCCGCATGGTCCGGTCGGGGCCGCCGGCGGTGATTGTCCGCCGCCTGTTGATGGCTCGATTACGCTCGGGCACGATCGCGCCCCGTGGCAGCGCGATCATTCGCGTGGTTCAACTCCGCGCCGGTCGTGGCGCTGGTCTTCCTACCAACCCTTGTGGGATGGGCGTCCCGCCCGTCACTACCCACCCCTCCCGTCTTCGTCTTGCCCGCGTTCTCCCCAACGCCCCGATCCTTCCCCAGCCGGGTCCGCGGCCGCAGGATGTCGCGCAGGCGCAGCGCGTCGGAGTCGTCGCCCACCAGGCGGGCGGCGCGGATGAGGGCCTGCTCGTTGATGCCCGCGCGGCTCTGGTACTCCAAGCCCGGCACGCCGGCCAGGCGCATCTCCCGCTCGTGCAGGCCGTCGAACATGCTGTCGAAGGGGACGCCCGCCGCGGTGCAGCAGCTGGCGGGGTACTGCCGCGGCGTGGCGTTGGGGACTGCGGTGGCGGGGAGCAGGCGGTCGGCCCGGTCCATGACCAGGTGGGCGCGGTCGCAGGGGTCGGGGCTGGTGATCATGCGGCCCTCGAGCACGCCCGCGGTGAGGACCACGCGGGCGTTGTCGCGGCAGAGCGCCCGCGACGCCGCGCGAGACCCGCAGCCGCTGGCGTGGCCTTGGCCCTGGGCGTACCAGGATCCGGGCGCGTCTTCGCCGCCGCCGGCTCGGATGGTTTGCTGCGCCCTGGTGGCGGGCCTCGACGGGCCCTTGGTGACGGGAGAGTTGGGCACTGGCTTGGGCGGGGGAACTGGCTTGCGTGTAGCTGCAGTGAGCAGAGCCGGCCCCGGCCCCACGCCCGCGCGGACCCGCGTGCGCGCAAAGGCCTGGCCGGCCGCCGGGGCGTGTCCGTTGTCGCGGCCCTGATCGCGCATAATCGCGCGGATGCGTCGGGCCACCGACAGCATCTCGAGCATCGCGTCCTTGCGAGCAGCACCCACGTCCGGCTCCTGATGGCACAAATGGCGTGACAGTGTGATCAGTCGTCGATGATACCGGCCGCGTCGCGCGGGACGCACCCGCGTCCGGCGTGAGCTCCTGGCGGTGTTCCGGCTTTGGCTGAAGTCTCGCGCCCGGCGCGTTGGCGCAGCACGTCGATGGCCTTCTCGCCGTTGATGGTGATGCGCCATCCCTGGGGGGCGTCGACGCCGATGCGTCGGCCGCGTCCCTTGGGGTTGCAGCGGATGGAGATCGGGCCTGAGGGGGTCTGGATCTCCACCAGGTCATCGGGCATGTACCTGATCACGAGCATTCGGTTCCCTTCATGTCGGCGCTGTCATCGGCGTGGCTGTCAGCGTGGCTGTCCTTGGCCCACCCAGCGGCCCACTTGCGCCAGTATCGGGAGCAGGTGCCGTCGGTGCTCGGCTGCGGCTCGCGCTGGTAGCGATCGGTAAGCGTGCGGATGGCGCGGATCGGGTCGGTGTTGCGGACGCGCAGGTACCAGCCGTCGCGCGAGATCTGGGCGACCCAGGTGCCCCCGGTCTTCAGCCGCGTCGCCGGCCGCCAGGAGATCTTCACGCCCTTGCACTGCAGGCCGCGGAGCAGGTCGGCGATCTCGGACACCTCGAACATCGGCGTGCTCATGCTCCCCGCCCCTTCCTGCACTTTGCGTTCTTCCTGGCCCGTCGAACCGACTTGCCACGCTTGGCCCGGATCCAGCGCCGCGCCACCGTACTGGCCCACTTCTGAAACTCAACCTCGTCCTGGTCGGCCAGCTGCTGGCAGCACTCACGCTCGTGCATGCATTCCGGGCATACCTGCCGCTTGCACTGCGGGCACGGGGCAAGGGCTCCCAGCTTCCCCGCGGCCCCGCGCTCCTTCTCTCCGAATCGATTGACGCCCACGCTGCCCGGCTTTCGTCCGCAGTACCCGCACGCGTCCTTCCTGGACTCGCATTCAGAGCAGAGCGTGTGCGCCTTGTCGACCCACCAGCACCCGGCCGGGCACCCCTCGTCATCGGTGCACCCGCAGATCCGACAGCGTCCGGACTCGTAGGTGGCCGCCTTGCTGGAGCGTTTAGCCTTCACGCTCCACCCCCGTTCATCTTCCGCAGCTCCGCCAGCAGCTCGCCCTCGCGCTTCTCTGCCGCGGCCTTGGCGGCAAAGAGCCCATCGCACGCCAGCGCGCCGTCCGGGTACAGCTCGGCGCTCCCGCTGAGCGTCCACTGCCCACGCCGGCAGCGGATCACATGCTCGAAGTGATCCCCGTCGCTGTGTGCAGCGCTCATGGCGCGCAGCCCGCCATCGCCCAGAGGCTCCCACGCCAGACTGGATGCCGCGGGCGCAGACTCGGAGGACAGTGCCGGCGTGGAGACGGTCCTGGGCGTCTGAGTCCTGGGGCTCGCTCGACCCGCCGAGCTCCTCGCGCGTGGCATCTTGCGCGCCGCCGACCGGTTCACCTTCCGCCGCGGCGTCGACGAGCTCGTCGACGATGATTGTGCGTCGCCACTCTCATCCTCGCGCCCGGGTCTGAGCAGATCCGCCGCTCGCCTGAGCCGCCCTGCGTACTGCTCGAGCAGCTGCGCTGTTCGATCCGTGAACTCCATCGCAGACTCCTTCTTCGCCGATTGCCGATGCCTGATGCCCAGTGCCTTTCAATCCCCTGCCTGCGTCTCGACCGGACGAACAGGCGGCTGCAGGGGGATCTCAGCACCAACGACGTCGTCCAGGTGCACGGCCGTCGTCAGGCGGACCGTGACGTTGACGTCGACGAAGACGATCTTCTCGCGATCGCCAACCGCGGCCAGCGCGTGCACCTGGGCCATCTTCATCAGTTCTTTCTCGTACCACCGACGCGGGCCCTCGGGCACCGCCAGATCACGCTGCAACATCACGCAGCCCGCCGGACAATCATTCAATTTCAGAATCATTCCGCACGCTCCTTTTTACGCTGAATGTTCACCAATGCCCGATGCCTTTCCCGCTCACGCCTCCACATACCACCGCACCGCGCCGCAGGCGGCCGGCGAACTGCTCGAGCAATCGTGCTGTCGGATCCTTGTACTCCATCATGCGTCCCTTTCCTGCAGCGGAGCCTTCCGAGTCTTCTTGTACGCCTCACCCACTGCGCTGGAGTCGTTGTGCCCGGCGCTCTTCGCGGCGCGGAACGCCTTGAACCACCTCCGGGCCGCGGCGTACCTGGTCACGTTGTCCCGGCGCTCGGCGACGGCCGCGATCAAGTCTTCGATCTCGTAGGGATGCTGGCGGTGCGACTTCCAGGGCCCGCGCCACTTGAGCACGCGGCTTCCGTCGGAAGAGATCCGCAGCACGCCCCAGTCATCAACCTTGTCCTCGCGGATTGCGTCCTCGGTCGCCGCCAGGATGAGCATGTGCGCCGGCGCGGGAAGCGTCGGGCGATTCGGGGCGAAGTTCAGCGTGTACTTCCGGCCCGCGTCGCGCATGAAGTCGGCCCGGCTGGTCTTGACCTCCACGGCGATCGTGATGCGGCCGCCGAGCATGCGGTACAGCCGCGATACCTGACTGTCCGCTTGTGCGAATGCCTCTTGATCCTGCACCATGTCCCGGAGGAGCCGCGATCGCCGGGCCTCGGTCATCGTCGGGGACCACCACGTCGCCAGGTCGGCGACCCAGCCGGATCCGAGCGGAACCTCCGTCTCGATCATCTTGCAACCGATTCCGGACAGCCACGCCGCCGCCACCGCCGTGGCTCGGTGCGTCACCTCGGTCTTGTTGCGATCGAGCGGTTCGTTCACGTCGGCGTCTCCTCCTGCGCCACGCCCAGCAGGCGCCGGCCCTCGAGGTCCGTGCGTGAGACCAGCAGCCGCGGCTGGCCGGGAAGACCGGGCCGCCAGCGCTGCGCGCCGATGGCGGACGTCAAGCCCGCGCGGGCCTGAGGCACGCCTTCGGCCATCATCTGCGTCGCCTCCTGGCGCGTGGACCATTCGCCGCGTGGCGATTGATCCCAGATCACCAGCCGCTGAGGATCAGGGGCGATGACGGACGCGGGATCCCAACCGTCGGTGAACGATCGCTCGACCGTCTGCCGCTCGAGGAACTGCCAGACGCCGGGGGTCAGACGCTCGTGCATCGCGCGGGACCACATCCCTTCGACGTAGAGCCGGCGGCCGGCGCTGATCAGGTAATGGGCCGCGACCAAAAGATCATCGGCGTACGGCTCGGCGTGGGCCGTCGCGGCGGAGTCGATCGCCAGGTCAAAGCCGACCGAGCGGGCCGCCCGCACGTACTCGTTGAGGGCGTAGCGGGCGGACTCTTCGTCGACGTGGTGGTGCATCGCGCCGACGTACACGACCACCCGAACGCCGCGAAGCCGCAGCGTCCCGATCAGGTTGAGCATCGACTGCTTCCACTCGTCGGTCAGGTTCCGCGCCGCGTCGATCGCCATGCGGCTCAGCGTGGTCCCCATTGGCAGGTGCAGCCAGACCTCCGAGCCGGGCCCGAATCGATCCAGCGGGATGCGCCCGCCCATGCTGCGGTTGAGCAGGCACATCGCGCGGGCGGGATCGCAGTAGATCAGCCCCGGGATCCCGATCGGGTTGTGGACGTTGTCGTCGCTGAACCGCACCGTGCTGGCGCACTGGCACAGGTACGACGTGAGCGGCGTGCCCTGATCGAGCCCGCCGGCGGGCGTGGCCGGCGTGGCCTTGTCCCCGGGCAATGAGGGGGAAGGCCGAACGGTGGACTCTCGGGGTTGGGCGTTGGGGGTGTTGATCTGGCCGTCCATTAGTGCTCCCTTCGAGCGCGGGCCTCTTCGGCCATCCTGGCGATTTTGTGGGTGAACACGACGTATCGATTCGGCGGGTTGCCGACGCGGAAGAGCCGCTGCCCCTTCTCCCGCTTGACCAGCCCCTGCCCCACCAGATCGCGGATGGCTCGGTAGCAGACCGCGTCACAGACCCCGACCAGGTCGGCGATCCGCGTGTAGGTGAGCGATTCGCCGCGGTGTCGGACCAGGACGATGAGCACCGACCGCAGCGTCGGCGTGAGGCACGTCTGCCGCCGCACTCCCGGCGTGCCGGCGATGGGCGCGTCGTAGATGTCCTCGACCACCCGCGCATCAAGCGGAGCCGGTGCCAGCGCCCGGGCGGTGAGTCCGGTTGGCGAGGTCATGATCACGCCGCCACCGCCGTTTCAAGGGACGGGGCCACCAGCGATCTCGGCACGTTGAAGAGCGACAGCGACCCGCGGTACGGAATGCCCCGCACAAACTTCCGGGCGTTGCGAAGCATGAAGCAAAAGGGGCCGGCGTGCCAGACGGTGCCGTTGGGATCCAGCTCGGCGGCACCGGCGACGTCGACGCAGGTGTAGAGATCGACCACGCCGACAATCTCTCCAAACTGCAGCTCGGCGTCCATGTTCGTGACGCCGCGTTCGCGGGCCGCCTCAACCAGCTCGTGCGCTTGCGGGTCCGTCAGGCCGTCCATCCACCGCCGCGACCGGCTGGCGTGGATGAGCAGCTGGCCGCGGTGCGTGGTGGCCCACGGGCGATTCTCGACCCGCTTGATGCGCCAGAAGATGGCCAGCGGATACGGCTGGCACACCGACAAGCACTTGATCATCCCGCCATCCATGCCAACCTCCACAGTCCCTGCCACAATGCCCGATGTGTCGCCGCTCACTTATCCCAAATGCACACGCCGTCCAGGTGGTCGATCTCGTGCTGCCAGACCCGCGCCGCCAGGTCCCTGCAGTAGATGGTCACCGTGTGCCCGCACACATCGGTGTAGACCACGCGGATGCTGCGGTAGCGCGACACGAAGAGGCGCAGCCCCGGATCCGAGAGACATCCTTCAACGGCGGCGGTCTTGCCTTGACCTTCAGGAGTCCACGTCGGATTGATCGCGGTGATGAACCCGGACGCGGTCTTCACCACCACCACGCGCCAGCGGACGCCGACCTGCGGCGCTGACAGCCCAAGGCCCTGATGCACCACACACAGGTTCGTCATGATCATGCCGAGCGCACAAGCCCGATCCAGATACTCGGGGGTGATCGGCAGCGGCACGCACGCGGCCTTCAGCGCCGGGTGCCGGCGATCGACCAGCCGCAGCTCGGCCCGCCCGACGGCGAAGTCGTCGAGCATCGAGCGCACGCCCACGTCGCCACTCTGGCCAGTGCACCGAGAGCACAGCCGCCCATCGTCTTCCTCGTGATACGTCCCGCAGTTCGAACAATGCCCGCTCATGCTTCACGCTCCCGTTCACGTCGTTGTCTTCAAATCCCCCTGCTCGAGCTCTCGACCAAGCAGGACTCACGCATGGGGCGGGTCAGACTCGATCACAATCCTGTCAACCCTCAGGAGCTTTTCGGCCACGTCCGCGGGAATGCCGTTGTGCTCGGCGAGCACGCGAACATGGGCGATTGCCGACTTCAAAGCGAAGCGGGCTTCGCATTCCAGACGCATGTGAAGCGGCAGCTCGAAGAACCGGCGACAGATGGTGTCCTTGGGCTCGGCGTCATAGGCGGTTCCGCACGGCAGATCCCGCGGCCAGTCCATGAGGTCAGCGATGTCCTGCGGAGCTGTCGGCCGGCAGTGACTCATGAAGTACACCAGCAGAGACACGGACCTGGCATCCGGCACGAACACTGCCTCCGATGTCAACGACGTCGGTCGATCGATTCTGCCCTCGGACTCTGCGCCTGCGTCCTTCTTTCCAGCTGGCATGAATGCCTCCTTTCAATCCCCCGCCCCGGATCTCTCCGGAGCGGGATCGCTCGTATCGCACGCGAGTCACGAGGCGGGTGCTTGTTCTCGGGGATCCCAGGTCCGGGCACTCCGCATGGGATTCCGTTACACGCGCGGCGGCCACTGCCACGTGCCGGCCGTTGGCAGCGGCTCCTGCGACCGCGGCACGCGGGCCTTCATGAAGCGCCCGACCATCCAGGTCGGGTCGTTGTAGATGTGGAGGTTCACCTCGCCGCTCTCATGCACGTGCGTGATGATCGCCGGATAGGGCTGGCCCTTGGAGCCGAACGACGGGTTGTCGATGCGCTCGTCGGGCGTGGGCAGGTAGTGCACGATGCGCCCCACCGTGGGGCGACCGCCCGAGCCAAGGATGTTCACGTCCTTGGGCTTGTCCCAGTTCGCGTCGAGCGTGGCATTGAGCGGAGCTCGCGGGCATGGGTCGCCCGGTTGCAGCTGGGCGTTGGTGTCGGCGTGGGGGTCGGCGTTGTTGTCGGGCATGGTGGTCTCCTGAGCCGCGAAGAGCAGCGGCGTGTGGGCCGGGTCGAACTTGCGGGCGATGAGCCGATCGACCCAATCGGCGTGCCCTTCCTGGGCGGAGTTGACGCGCTCCGCGCTCACGAGTGCAGGTGCTCCTGACTGACGCGCAGGCGGTCGATGTACTCCTGCCGGCGTTCGGCGGGGATCGGCTCCATGCCGCACAGCCGGAACGCCTGGCCCTCGTCGGCGACGGGCACGACGCGGCCCATCGTGTCGACCAGATGCCCCTGGATGCTCGCCTGCCGATCACGCGGGATCCGATGCGTGCGCTTCCACTGCTGGAGGAAGTACTCGCCGAAGGACGAGGGGCCGGTGCGCATCAGCAGCACCCACCCGCGATTGGCCGGCGTGTACCGGAAGATCTGCGCCTGCACGAACGCAACGCCGGGCGGGAGCTCGGACCACCAGACAGCCAGCTTCATGGCCCGGAATCCCGGACTGAAACCCTCCATCGCCCGGATCGTGATCCCTTCCTCATGGAGGTACCCCGCGTCCCACCCGCGCAGCTGGTCGAGCGGGTTGGCCTGGAACAGGCCGATGTCGATCTTGACCGGGTTCTCGACCACGCGGTTGAGGGCCAGGAAGAGCGGGTCGTCGAGCGGGGCAATCCCGCGGTCGGTGACCTGCGTCAGGGGAGAGTCGCCGCCGACGCCGAGCTTGGCCGGCGGCAGGGGCGCGGCCAGCTCCACGTCGCCGACGTCGGGGCGCTCCCGGCGCACGCTCCCGACGGTGGCCAGCTGCGCCCACTCGGGGCGCGGATGGTGCCCCACCGGACCGAGCACGCCGTGCAACAGATCGGCGATGAGCGTCCGCGCGGTGGCGTTGGCGATGCGGGGGCCGGAGCTCACGCGTCACCCCTCTCCGCGGCCTCATCCTCTTCCGCAAACCTCTCCCCCGCCTCGTCGGCGGCCTTCTTCTCAGCGGCCATCTTCTCCGCGTCCTTGACATCGGCCGCCTTGGCCGGGCGATCCTGCTCGTCCAGGAACTGCTCGAGCGTCGGCATCGGCGGCGCCTCGATCCCCAGCGCCTTGGCCAGCTGCTCGGGCACGGTGTTGTGGCGATCGTCCCAGTCGTCGAAGACCTCGAACCACGGCCCCTTGAGGCCTCGTTCCAGCTCGCAGATCCGCTCGAAGGACGGGGCCACGACGGCGGAGATGGCCGCGGCCAGGCCCGGGCTCTGCTGCGCCTGCTTCATTTTCTTGCCGCTCCGCGTCGCGGGGAGGAGATCCGAGAAGCTGAACAGCGCCAGCGCCGCCAGGCGACCCGGGACGTCCGTGGCCTTGGCGTCGATCGCCTGGTTGATCACGCGGATGCGGTTGCGGAGGGCGACCTCGAGCTGCTGCTGGGCCTTGTTGCGCCGGGCGTTCTCCTGGGCGTTGACGCTGGTCTTGGCCGCCGCCGCGCCTCCGTGCGCGGCTTCGGCGGCATCGGCCTGCTTGGCCTTCGCCAGGAGCTCGTCGAACTTCCGATCGACGGCGGTGGGCTTGACGTAGACCGGGGCGGCGCTCACCGCGGCGCGGGCCTCCTGCTTCCGCTCGGCGGGCTTGAGGTCCTCGTCGCCGGCGAGCTTCACGGCCTTGGTCGCGACCGAGCGGATCGCCTTGGTGGAGGCGGCCAGCTTGGCGCGGTAGCAGGACTCGCGGGTGCAGATCCCCTGCTCCGGCTCCTTCTGTGCGCCGTAGGGCACGGCGGCGTTGGGCGCGACCGTGAACTTCCCCTCGCCGCCGAACAGGCCGGGATTGGTCGCCGTGTTGTGCGGGCAACCGACGCACGCGGGCTTGCCGTCAAAGGGCACCTCGAGCTTCCAGCCCACCGTCGCGAGGCTGAACAGGTGCTTGCCGCACAACTGGCGGGTTTCCTCGATCGTGAGCGGCAGCGCCCCCTCGTGCTCCTCGGCCTGCACGGCGAGGATGATCTCGTTCTGAATGGCCGGATCGATCACGGTGGCGATCACGCGGGCGTGCGCGAGGGGAAGCCGTCCAGCCTTCAGCGCCGCGCGACCCTCGGGCGTGAGGCGGGCGATGTACGCGCGATCGCGCACCCATCCCTCACTCACCCCCAGGCGGCGGGCGACGGCCGACATGAGCTTGGGCTTGAGCGATGCAGCGACCTGGTTGAACTCGGGCGACGCCGCGCCGTACTGGCGGCGGGCCTCCAGGTCCAGGAGCTCGACGACGGTGATGCCCTGCTCGACGGCCGACGGATCGGTGCGCTTCTCGTTCTCGATGAGCTGCAGCTCGCGGATCTGCTCCTCGCTGAGCGCCGGGTAGACCTTGGCCTCGATGGTCGTCATCTTGGCCAGGGGGGCGGCCTCGGCCCGCGTCGCGCCGAAGACGATCCGGAAGCGACCGAGCCGGTTGCTCGGGCACACGCCGATGGGCTGCAGCTGGCCCTGCGCCTCGAGGGAGCGGGCCATGTCCGCGACCTTGGCCCGGTGGGCCGCATCGTGGTCGCGGTTCTTGGCGGCAAACTCCAGCCGATCGACCGGGATCGATCGGATGTGCAGGGGGTCGGGGATGCCCGGCACTCCGGTCGGCTTCGCGGGGGCCGGCTTCACGGTGGCCGGCCTCACGGAAACAGGCCGGGCCTTGGTCTTGTTGGCCGTCTTCTTCTTGGCCTTGGGTCGCTTCCCCGCCGTCTTCTTCGCCGCGCTCATGACACCGCGTCCTTCCTGGCGGCATGGCCGCCCTCGTCCCCGCGGGGCGTTCTTGCCCGCGCGTCAATGCTGGCCTGCACCCGGTACAGCCGGACGACCTCCGCCTCCGCGTCGCGCCACTTGGCGTCGATCTGCAGCGTCGGCGAATAGAGCACGCCCGGGTTCTTCTGGCTTTCGCCAAGCCCCCAGAGCACAAAGCCCAGGGGGTTGAACGGCCGCTTGGCGGCGGCCGCCTCGCGGATCGCATCCTCCGCGGCCTCGATGAGGCTCTGCACCCGCGCCGGCTCGGCGGCGGCCAGGTCGGCCAGCTCGCGGGCCTTGCTGAGTGGGCAGGTCGTGAGTCCCTTGCTGCGCCATCCGGCGATCGCGTCCTGGAGCATGCCCAGAGACTTGCCCCGTCTCCAGGCCTTGATCCTCTCCTCCGTCATCGCCCGCGCCCGAGCGCCCACCACAGCAAGCACATCTCCCTCCGGGCGCTCACCGCTCTCGTTCTGGGGGGCCGGTGCTTGGGAGGGGGCTGGCGTGTGGTCGGCGCGCGGCGTCCCCGGATCCCCTCGAGCGGGATCCGGAGCGGAGCCAGATGACGGCGGAGCGCTCAGGGGAGCGCTGGATTTTGCGCGCTCAGGGATGGGCGCTGGAGCAGGAGCGCTGAGTCCGGAGGGTGAGCGCTCGGAATTGGAGCGCACCGGAGGCGCAGCGGATGCAAGTGCATGCGAGTGCACTGCACTTGCATGCGTTTGCATAGCACTCGCATGCGAGTGCAGTGCAAGTCGATGCGGCTGCTGAGCAGTCGCATCGGGCCCGCCGGCCGCCCCGGCGTCGGGGCCGGCCGTGGCGTCCTGCGCCGGACCCCACCGGGCCCGGGCGGACTGGGCCCGCTTGGTGCGGATCTGGGCCGAGGACTCGGCGAGGGCGACGTAGACCCGCAGCGGGGCCTCCAGGACGATCCTGGCGGAGCCGGGTGCGGCGGTGGCCCCGAGGGCCAGGTAGAGGCGATCGCGTGCCGCGGCCCACTGGGCGGGCTCGAGGCGGGCGATGACGGCCAGGAACAGCTCGTCGGCCGGGAGCGTGCAGGGCGGCGTCTCGGACCAGGCGGCCCGGACCAGGCGGAGATAGGCCCCCAGCTCGGTCGCCGACAGGGCGTCCAGGACGCCGGCGGGTGCCAGGGCCTCGAGTTCGAAGGGGAATGCGACGCGTTCGGCCATACCAATCGGGGGGGCGGGGCGTAGGCCCCGCCGTCC